GCCGCACTGGTAAACCGGGGTAACCGCTGCAGGATGTAAAACATGATTTGGCGCTGGGCATCATAGGTGGTGCCGGATAGCTCCACCACGAATGGCACCCGCTTGGTGAGATCTGGTTTGATGGTCAGCGGAACAAAAACCGACAAATCGCCCCGGCGCGCAAAGTCTTCACCAAATACATGGCGGCAGTTATCCGGCAGCGCATCGAGCAGTGGTTTCAAGACGTCGTTACACCAGTCCAGCACCAGCTTATCGCGGGTGGCCTCTGGCAAGAGTTCAAAATCTTTGGAAGGCTTAAAGCGCACAATCGGCACTTCTTTAACCATGGCCCGGTCAATCAAGGTCCGTTTGAGATAGACCCCAGAACCAGCCTTGGGCACACAAAAATATTCTTCAAGCGCATCTTCTTCGGTGGCGGTGTCTTTAAGCAGACCGTCCTTCCACTCGATTTCTTTTTCCATGCTCCAGCAGAGCTTGCGCGTCTGGCAGATGCGCTGGTACAGGCCATCCCGGCAGGCGTCGTCCAGTGTGATCGTATGCACTGAATAGCGCTTTTTGCCGGCGCGGCTGTCCTGAATCAGCTGATTAAACAGGTTTTCAATGCCGTTATGGGTGCTGATTAAACGGACTTTACTGCCCCACATGGTCAGTGCCAGGGCGGCTTTTAACACTTCTGCCAGACGTTCGTGGAATGCGGCTTCGTCGATAGTGACGTTGCCCTGCATACCCCGCAGATTTGAAGGATTCGAGCTTAATGCCTGAATTTTATAGCCGCTGGCGAAATGCACGACAAAGGTCAGGATCTCTTTGCCTTCTTGACCGTCATCAACAAACAGCTCTTCCTGAATTTCGGTGCCGGCTTTATTAAAGACCCGCGCCCACATGGCCGCCGCTTCAATAAATTCGCGGGCCATCTCTTTGTTGCTGCCGACATAAAAGTGGTTGCAGCCGCCGTCCTGGCGTCGGGTGGATGCACACAGTACCGCATCACAGGCTTCTGCCCAGGTAATGCCGGTTCGCCGGCTTTTCTCGGCAATTTTTAGTGGGCTTTCGTCGGCAACCCAGCGTTTCTGATAACCCAGCAATACTTCGCCTGGGTCGAACAGACTGAGTTGGCCAGCGTTGTGATCAGCTACTGCCTGGGCGTTTTGTGCGGCAGTCACCTGAACCATCGGCGCATTGGTTGCCAATGCGGATTGACTGGCCGGCGCCTTTGATTGAATGGCCTGAGCTAATGGCGACAGCACCAGGCTGCTGGCCAGCACAGAAGCCTGAATGACCTTACGCAGCTTCATCAGGCGATCCCCAGAATTTCACGTTTAAGCGTGGCCACACCTTCAGCAGTTAAGCCGGCTTGCTTCGCTACTTTCTCCGCAGCTTCGGCAGCCTCAGCAGCAAACAACTGACGGATCTCTTTTTCGCGTTTATGGCTTTGCATGGCCGCTGCTTCAAGGCGCTGCGCTGCCAGCATGGCGTCCTTAATCAGGCCGATATCCATCTCTTCCGCTGAGGACTGCTGCATCATGGCTTTGAACAGCTGAGTGCGGCCAATCTCCAGAATCATTTTGCTGACATCGCCCGTGGGTTTATCACCCAGCTGCGCGACCAGGGCGTTGCTGACTTCGCGCAGTTCACGGATATCTTTGCCGATGGTTTCCAGATGGGTTGCGTAACGATTGAGGCCAGAGCGGCTGATTTTCAGCTCTGACTTTTCTTCTTCAGGCAGTTGGCTTTGTTCGATTAGTTCGTTGATGTAGTCCAGCACGTCTTGCTGGGTCAGGCGGCCATCACGCAGCTTGGCGTCCAGCTCACGCCGGATCTCTTCGGGTAACAGATGGATTTTGCTGCGACGGCCCCTGGTGACTTTGTCATTCATCGGGGCACCTTTTATTGTGGTGTTGGGCGTTTAATCCCAGGGATGCGGGCACGGCCTGCTGCGGCGTCCAAGCCACGTCCAGTCAGTTTAGCGACCTGCACAGAGCCAACTTTGTCGAGCGTCACACAGCCCTGTTCACTCAGCCAGGCTAACTGTGTCCGCAGCTGGTCCCGGCTGATATCCAGCCCCAACGCATTCACGCCATCATGTAAAATGGACTCGTTCAGGTCATACCCGGAGTCCTCAGCCAGCAGGCGTAAAATGGCCAGCCGCTGATGTTCGGTCATCAGTTCCTGCAACATCAGGATTTCCCTCGCAGTTCGTTTTCAATTAATAAATCCAGCTTTTGGTCGACACTGCGCATCCGGCCATGCACGTTGTCCATCTTGCCGACCAGCTCAGAAACCTTTTTGTCCAGGGCGTGGAATTCGTCCTGATCCGGAATGAACTGCAGCTTTAACTCCAGCTCTCCCAGTCGGCGGTCTTGCGCCACCAGAATTTCTTTCAGCTGTTCAGTGGCGATTTTGTTTTGCTTGGTAGGCTTACTGAGCCAGACATACAAGCCAATCAACGCGGTAAAAGCGACTTGCAGAAAGTCCAGCCAGAACTTGGCCCCGGTGTAATTGATGTCTTCAAACAAAGTGCTTTCCTTTGTGTTCGCGAATGGTTTGGCAGTCGATGCAGCACACGGCATGGGGCACTGCAGCAATGCGTTTGAACGGGATCTGAATGCCGCAGTCATTGCAGTAATAATTACCCGACTCGTCGATATCCTGAGATTCAAGTGGTTTGCTAAGCGCAGCATTGATTGCCTGTTGCCGGATCTGTTCTTCCCGCAGTGCTGCCTGGTCGATTACATCTGTCATGCCGGCTTTCCTGGCTTTTGGCTGCTGTTTTTACCAAAGGGAGCAAAGCCATCCAGTGTCCGCAGGCCCATGTAGCTAAGCGCTGGGGTATAAATCGCCATGGCCAGTGCCCAATCGGCGCCAGTGGTTGTTTTACCAATCGCCAGCAACAGCTCCATAGCAATCACATACAACGACCCGAGATAAAACGACTGCCGGGCCATCATCGGCCGGGTACGGCGGACATATTCGTCCGTGGCGTTATCGCCGTTTCGGATCGTCATTTGGGTTTCGCGGTGCGTGGTTTGCTGGTCGTTATAAGCCAGCTCCTGGCGCCGGGTTTGTTCTTTTTCCAGCTCCACTTTGAGCTGCTCTAACCCAAGCAATACTTCCGGTGGCAGCGCTGCGATTTTCTCGGCGACTTTGGCAACTTTTTGCTCAGGGCTGATACCGGCGATACTGCCGACTTGCTCCACAATGTTGGCAACTTTATCGGCGGTGTCATTGCCACCAAATAAAGAAGCGATGCCCCGGATCACGTTCGGGCCTTGGCGCACAGCCATGGCGGCCACACTGGCCACAAGTGCAATAGACATAATCAAATTCCTAACAGGTCGCGCAGACGTTGGTTGGCTTTGAGTTGTAAACCAATCGGCGGCGGAGGGTTGATGTAACGCTGGATCTGCACCGGTGTTGGCGAGGCCCAGCCTTTTTCAAAGAAAGATTGCATGGTGCTGTCATGGCTATGCAGGGGTGGTTTGACTGGTACTGGCGTGCCGTCATGGGCAGCTGCATGCTCTGCCTGCAGGCGTTTTTCGCGCCCACAGTCAAAGCTCCAGTCCCAGTTACGCCCCATCACGCACGCTCGATACGCAGTGGCACTTTATCGTTGCCAACCAGCACCAATAACTTATCCAGGGCTTTTTGCGAGTCCAGCACAGCCCAGTCGCCTTCAACAGAGCCAAAGCGCACACCTGGAGCAATACAGCCTCTGAGTTCCGATGCCCGGTTCGCGGCATGGAATAAGCAATGAGTGCGTAGACTCGGCCCTTCGCGGGTAACACCAAGATTTGGCGCAGCAATAATCAGGGATTTGCCAAAGCGTGGGCTGACATGAAATTCAACGATATAGTCGCCGGCCGGCACACAGCTGCGGCCCGCTTCGTTGTTTAACCAGGGGCATTCAACAGTAACGCAAAGCCGCTCGCCGGTATTACCGTCAAACAGTTCGCCGTAAGTGCCGTGGGAAAATGAGTGGGTTTTTAAATGGAGTTTAAGCTTGGGAGGCATCTGCCTAATCTGCGGTCGGTCATTGGTAACCGCAGATTAGAGAGTTTATCCAATCGTTTGCATTTAAGCCTTTAGCTAAAAATTTGCGATGAGAGGACGTTTATCCAACTGAATTTTAAATCTAAATGCAGCTAACACCTTGTCTTTCAGTTCATCTGGTGGAATGTGATCAACGCAGTATCGCTCTTTGAGTGTGAGCATTCGACTGGAAGTGTAATAGAGAGCTAAAACCGCAAATAAACAATTTTTTGTTGACTCGATAGTGCGAGTTTCCGCATTGAGTAACAGTTGTCGCTTTTGAGAATACAAGTCAACGATTCTTTTAATGCTATCCACGCCCTGCAATTGCTCAGCAGTTAATTGCAAAGAGACTTTTTCAAATGACTTATCCAAGTTCGAAGCAGAAAACGCTTGAGGAATCAGTATCTTGCTGTCATTCCTGTCTCCAAAAAAGTCATCACATACTTTATTAACAGTAGTAACCAACTGCGGGATCAGTATTTTGGTTTCATCAGCAATTACTTTAATGGCGCGATAAAAACTATCAAGCTCAGCTTTTTTTTGCCTGTGCTTCAAATATTTGGACCGATAATAATTAAGAATCCAAATCAATAATGGTGCTGCGAGAATCCCGACAAGCCACTTCAACGTCCCTACATCCATAACTAATCCTTCAGTTGCTTTACTTAACGACCGGGTGGAAATATCGCCACCCGGTACTGCTCAGTACTTTAGTCTATTTATTATTCGAACATTTGCATTGAGGGAAGACAAAAAACCGTCCATTTTTTGGATAGATGGTTCTGCCATTTTTCTTCACGTACCGAGTGAAGATCACCTCGCAAGCGTTACCACACTTTGAACAGTATCCTGTCTTCATGTGATTCACCTCGTAGTGGCTATGCCATGCTGTAAATCCATACAGATTGCATCTTGTTGGGAGAGCCACTACACTTGCTTTGCTTTCTGCAAGTTTCACAGCTGGATTACCTCCTGTGATTCAGCAAATGTTGACGCATTTGCTACCCTAAAGAGCCCTGTTGACGCAGGGCTTTTTAATAAAATTCAAAGCACATTTGCATCGTGTCATATCCCATAGCTTGCAGACATGCATCTGAGAACTCGTCAGCTTGCCACTCTGCATCTTCAGACTTTACTGCCGGCGTCGTTGAATAGTGCAACTGCGCTTGGTGTGCTAACACTAAATGTCCTAGTTCGTGCAGAATGACTGACAAAGCGAATCTTTCCCCACGACATGCATCGACATAAATATAATTTGGAACACTAATTGTTAGGGTATGTGGGTCATAGTGACCCACAATATGATTCCCTGTTTTCTTAGTCCATTCCTTATCATCTACAGCACAAAGTGTTATGTGGAAGTCGCTCAATGATTCGAGCGCTTTGTCGATTCGCTTCTTTCGTCTCCCTGATGGAGTCGACAGATTCAGGAAGCTGCAAAAATTCTGAGCAACCTTAGTTATTTCTTGTACAGAATACGGAACGACTCTTTGGCCGCGTAATTCATACATATAGTGCTAATCCTTCTTACCATTCACTTCTGTTAAGAGTGATGCGAACTTTAATAACTGTTCATTTGTAAATGAAGACTTAGCAAATCCCGCAACCAACATTTGCTGCTGATCTGATAACCCATCAATTGGAACAGATTTGTTTGCCACATTAGCAAGCTGATCGAGTTCATCTAACTCGATACCCTTTGCCGAAAAAAACTCATAAATCTTTTCAACCCATTTTTTAGGGATTTTCTTAGTACCTGTCTCCAAAGCGCTGAGATAAGCTGGAGTTGTATCCAGCTCATTTGACATGGTTAATAAAGTATACCCAGTCTCTAATCTTGCTTTTCGAACAGCTATTCCGAATTGTGTCAATGCCATAACCGAAGCCTCGCTGCCCACGTATCAAACCGTGCTAACCTAAATTATTGTAATGAGAGTCCCTGCTTTCAGACTCACATATAGAATACCAAACCAGTTTTTATTTTCAACCATTTCGGTTGAATTAATTTACCAAATAAAAAAACCGCAATCTGCGGCTTCTTTTCTTGAATTATGCATTGCTAAAACAACCCCATCTGCCGCCGCGCTCGCTCAGCAACAGTCTGCTCCCGTACGATATGATAAATCTGGATTGACGTCAGGCCATACTGGCGGGCCAGCTGCTCTGTGTTGCCGCCCCGGTGTTGCTGATAAATCCGGATGTTGCGAAGCTCCAGCGCGAGCTTGTCGTTGCGCGGTAAATACAGCTGCATCCCGCCGAAGTAGTTCGCCATACAAATCACCAGATGTTCTGCCACTCGTTCTGGATCCTTGGCACCTTTGCTGCGCAGTTCGCTGGTGAACAGCGCCATCAGGCTTTGCAGCATTGCCGGAATGCGTTTCACCACATCCTGGCGCTGGTCGTCCGGCAAATTCTCCAGCTGCTGCAGTAAGTCCTGCAGCTCTTCTGGCGTCGAAAAGGCGTCTAACTGCTGTTCGCTCATGGTTCCACCTTGGTAAATATACGGCCGCCTAACTGCTGCATGCGCTCTTCAAATAATCTGCGGTCTTCCGCCGCTGATAGCTGGTGCTGTTGCTTCAGTTCGATACTGGTCGAACGGTTGGCCACCGGCGCTTGCGCCTTGGCTTCCAACACCCGCTTCAGATAGTTGTGATTGGCCAGTGGCTTGTTTTCGCCCTGATGCCGTTTGTTGTGAATGCTTTGCACGGTCTCGCGCAGTGCCTCTGCCAACAATGGCTGGTTAGATGTCAGTGCCAGTGTCTCTTGTGCCAGATTTAAGGCGCGGCCATTCGATAGGTCTTGTTTGGCGGGCCGGAACAGGCTCAGATAACTCACCAGCGCCGGTGCCAGCTGGTAGCCCAGCTTTGACATCAGGCCAAGCAGCTGACGGCCGGCTTCATCCTGGATCAATGCGTCCAGCTGAATGTGACTGTGACAAACGGGGCAGCGGCCTAACTTCATGCGCTCTGCCCTTCATAAACTCGTTGCCATTTCGACAGCACCTGGCTGTAACTGGCTTGCGGGTGGATTTCATGGCCGTCAGAGCGTAGTGCGTTGAACATTGCGCGACGGCACCAGCGCTTTAAAGACTCCAGCACCTTCACGGCCATGTCATCCTGCAGCCACTGCACCTCAGCGACACCCATGCCACCATTCATTTCAGCGGTCATTCGCTGCACCCAGCTGTTCAGCGCGGTTTCGCTGCCATTGTTCAGGAACTCGGCTTTGGCCATAAACACCCAAACGGCGCGGATCACTGCGCGAACATCTTGGGGGCCATCGGCACTGGTTGGGCTTAAGCGTTTTTGACCCGGCTTAACCGTCTTTTTAGTGGCCTTAAAACCGAGTTTAACCATGGCGTCAAAGACCGCCTGCAGCTCAGTTGCAGTCAATTTGGTGCTGCTTGTTTTGCCGTCAGAGTGGTATGCCAGCAGTGCGCGATAGCTATCGTCGGCCATTAATAACTGGCTTTTGCCGATATGAACCAGCTGGATCAGACGACTACGATTTGACAATGTTTTGCTGCTACTATTCACGCCAGCATCTCCCCTATAAACGCACTACTTAACGACGGAACCAGCAGGTAAAAACCCCATTGCATAACCGTTTCTGAGAAAATAAATAGACCAACACCAATGATTAAACCTGCGACAAGACAACCGCAGATCCCACCATATTTCATGTTGATAAAAAGAGTTTCCCAATCCATTCGGTACCACCTGTTCAACTTATTCGCTGCTCATCAGTACCCAGCCACGACGCTGGATAGACAGCCCGGTCATCAATACCGGACTGTTTCGCTTCACGCTGCTTTATGGAATTCGACAAACTCCTGCAGCTGCTCAACACTCTCGCACGTGTTTTCGAACCAGTTCCACAGGGTGTCTTCGTCGATCCCTGCTGTGCTGGCGATGCCTTTCATCAGGCATTCGTAGCCGGGCACTTGCGGCCATACGTCCAGCTTGTAAAGCACACAAAGTGAAATCATGTGCTGGCGCATTTCCCATAAGGCTTTGGTCAGTTCATCCATCCACTTGTCTCCCCGTTTGGCAGTTCCCCGTTACCGAGCACCCACAAAAGCGCAGCAGCTACACCTTGCTCGAAGGTTTCGCCAGGATGGTTGGTGGTGTATTGCTCATGGATCCCCAGTGAAACCGCGATTTCTCGCTGAATGGCTTCATCATCTGGCCGTGGGATTGGCTTGCGTGCTGGTGCGGTCATAACTGCACCGCCGCAATATCCAAAGGAATGGACCGATACATTTCTGAATCACCGATGCGCTCATACACCCGGATGTAAGCCTTGCTGCCAACGACCTGCACCGCTTCACCGATAGCAGTCATTGCTTTAAGCCAGCGCTCATCCTTGATATCAAGGCGACGCAGGCCGAGCACGCGAC